TGATAGGACTTACCAATATAGAATAAATTTCGAGAATATATCAACAGCTTTAATAAAAAAGGGATATATTCTTCAAAATGAAGATTATCAAGGAAATGAAAAAGATTGGATAGATTTGTTTAATTTGTGTAAAACAGTTTTTGAAACATGTAATCAACAAAATACAAAATGTGATACCAATCCGCAAACTGCGGAATGGAAACCGCAGAAAGTAGAATGCAATATCGAATTGCAGGTTGAAAATCAAAATACAAAACAGCCGAAACAGGCTATTTTAGCCAATCCGCAAATTGCGGAATGGAAACCGCAGGCTGCGGACACAATACCAGAAACTACAAACAAAGACTACCTCTTGCCTGATAGTGTATCTCTCTCAAGTAGATCTAGTGATAATAAGCTAATTACTAGATCTATAATATCACTGCGTAAGTATTCTGTATTGTGTAGTGGTACTAAGATAGACAATCATAGTACGTATATACCCCCTAAAGATACTGTAAGTATAATACATAATAAGCCTGATATAAGCCTTAATAAGACACTTTCTTTAAAACCTGATATAGAGCCTGAAGTAAGCTTTAAAGCACCTGTAAGTAAACCTGATAAAAGCCTTAACACACTTGATATAGACCATAACACACCTGTAAGTAAACCTGATAAAAAGCTTGATATAAAGCCTGTAAATAAGCCTGTAGCAAGCACAGTAACTATGCTTGAAGATATGACTGGTAAAAATTTGAATAAAAACCTGAATAAACCTATAAACGAACTTGATATAGAGCCTGAAATGCGCTTTGTTGTACCTGATAGTGAACTTGATATAAGCACCGTAGAGTCCGAAGAAGATGCTTATGCAATCCTTGTAAGAGACGGCTTTATCGATCCTTCTGACCCTGATGACCCTTTCAGAGACATTTTAAAAAACATGCCACCACATGTTGAGTACACTGACGAAGAACTTGAGGAAATCCTGAAAAAACTCAATGCAGGTTCAAGCCTAAATGCTTCTTGCAGAGAGGAAAAAAGCGATTTTGAGAGGAGTGGAAAAATCTTGAATAACGAGCAAAATAAGCCTAAAAAAGACCTGTTAAAGCCTTTTAGCTTTGACGATTTCTTTGGTTCCAGCGACAAAATGTTGCCTGACATAAGCCGAGTTTTAGCCAACAAGAAGCAGAGCGAATCCTCTGAAAGTGAAACTGGTAAAAATTTGAATAGCAACCTAAATAAGCCTAAAAGACCTGAAAAAGACCTGGACAATGCTATTGATATGCCTGAAGATGTTTTAGCAAATATTGGCAACATGGACTTTGATGACATTTTTGCAAGTAACGAGACCGACAAAGAGACTGATACGAGCTTTGACAGAGAGCCAGACGCAAGCCCTAACGTACTTGAAAAAGAGCCTGAAAGAAACGTTATCATGCCTGATAATGCCTTGAAAGAGCCTGAATATGAGCCTGAGAGTGAGCCTGCTGGCATGGATGCAGAACAAACTTCACAGAGTGACACTGACTTGCAGGAATGTTCATCTGTGGAGGACACAAACATCTTCACTCACGTAGCGGAAAAAATAAATTGCGATACTGACAAGCATGGATTGCATGTACTTGACAAAGTCGATGTCAACGGGATACAAGGCAATCAAAACGCTGACAACAACGCCGACTTAAAGCTGCACCACTTTGTCACTAAAAGTGCAGAACAAAGTTTTGGTGCTGTTCCTGAAGGCGAAGAAGTCAACTACGGCTATGGCAACTGGAATGATAACGACTGGAAAATACTTGAAGAATATGGCTTTACGGTTGTTGATGAGCTTGACAACACAATGCAGCCTGACACTGAAAAAGTACCTGAAAAGCAGTCTAAAAACGATTTTGACGGTACTGAACAGGAACTTGTCAGGATACTTGAAGAAGCATTTAACGCAAAGGTCATTGACGACGCTGAAAGTGACATTGACAGTGCTTTAGATGTGTCTAAAAAGCATGTTGATAGCACTGAACAGGAGCTTATCAAGATGCTTGAGGAAGCCTTTGACGCAAAAGTCATTGACGATACTGAAAGCAATATCCCAAATGTCGCTGAAAAGTCTGATATTAAGCCTGCCGATGAATTTGACACATTGCCTGAAAGCCTTTTAAGCGAACTTGAAAAAGTGACTGATGCTGACAAGCTTGAGATGCCTGTTGCTGAAAGTGGCAGAAACCTTAATGAGCCTAATGAGGTGCTTGTTGCTGAATCTGACAATGAACTTGTGTCTGCTGCTGACACTGACAAAAAGCCTGACAAAGTACGCAAAGCTAAAGTTATCAGTCTTGCTGACAGGTGTCATCGAAAATTGGCAAATGACCAAATTGACAGATCCTTTGCAAACAGACAATCTCCTTCCTGCAATACGGACAGTTTGACAATCGCAGCGGAAAAAGAAAAAGCGACAGGAATAACAGGCTTTGAAGAATTGGAATTGGCAGTTAATGCAGGTATGTGTAAACGGCGGAATATATACAGCGATTCTCCTCCTGACAAAGAGATATTCAAAAACGTATTTGTAGTGAGCAAACATGAACATCAAAATTTGACTTTTGCTTGTGAAGGAGGGATCTGAAATGACAGTACAAGAAACGGCAAAGATTGTCAATGCGCTTAAGATTGCTTATCCTCGCTATGCTGAACAGATACAGGAAAATAAGCAAGGCATGATTAGCTTATTTGCTTTTATATTTAAAGACGTGCCTTATGAAGCTGTGAACTGTGCACTTCAAAAATTCATACTTGAAAGTCCGTATCCTCCTACAGTACATGACCTTTACAAGGAGGTTGTGTCTTTGACTAAATTTGATATTCCTGACGAAGATGAGGCGTGGTATGAGGTTGCACGTGCAATAAGGCTTTATGGTTATTACAGACCTGAAGAAGCCTTTAATAGCATGTCAGAACTTACGCAGGATGTTGTTGAGACAATTGGCTGGTCGGAAATATGTCTGTCAGAAAACATAGAGCTTGTACGTGAACAGTTTATCAGGCTTTATGCTATAGCAAAACAGCGCAAAGAGCAGGAAATGCTTATGCCAAATGCTTTAAAAAGACGTATAGAAAAGCTTGCTGAAGGCAAGATTGTGGACTTTTCTGATGCTTTGGGAGGTGCTGCAAATGGCAAATAGTGTGCATGATGATGTTGGTTTGCTGTCCGTGCAAGATTTTGAAAGGCTTTCTAAAAAGCAGACTGACAGCATTAAGAAGTGCTATTATAATGCCTTAAAGCACTTGACAGAAGCAACAAAGAAAAAAGACAAGGTTAATATAGACGTATGGACGCACATTGCAAATGAGCTAAAAAGGCTTGTTGATAAGTCAATAACCCCACCTAATCGGTAAACCGCTATAGGTGAGGCTTGTAGAGAACTGCAAGCCTGATTGACCAGCCTAAGTCAATAGACTACGTTATTTCTGCCATAACACCACGGAATGCTTCTCCAGTTCCGTGCAACTGTTGTCTGTCATTAAACACTTCTGAGGGTAGGAACAGTGTGGCAGACGTAAAAAGCAGAAATAACATTGGCGAGGAGAGACTATCTTTTGATAGCGTTACTAGTCCTTTACAGGACTCCGAAAGGAGAGTTTTATATGGTATTTGTATTAGATAAGCATAAAAAGCCTTTAATGCCATGTACAGAAAAGAGAGCAAGACTTTTATTAGAAAGTGGCAGAGCTGTTATACACAAAATTAATCCGTTTGTAATAAGACTGAAAGATGTAACAGTAGATAACTATATTATACAACCTTGCAAAATTAAGATAGCCCCAGGTTCAAAAGTAACAGGAATAGCAATTTTGCAAGGAGAGAAAGTATTATTCTTAATGGAACTATATCATAAGCAGGGCATTAAGAAATCATTAGACGACAGACGGAATCACAGAAGATTTAGAAGAAACAAATTGAGGTATAGAAAACCTCGATTTGATAACAGAAAAAGAGAAAAAGGATGGCTACCTCCATCATTAGAAGCAAGAGTACAACAGATAATTAACACAGTAAAGAAACTGGCAAAATATATTCCAATAGACAGTATTAGCATAGAACATGTCAAATTTGATACACAACTGATGCAAAATCCAGAAATAAGCGGTGTTGAGTATCAACAAGGCGAATTGCAAGGATACGAAGTAAGAGAATACCTCCTTGAGAAATGGGGCAGGAAATGTGCTTATTGTGGCAAAGAAAATGTACGATTAGAAGTAGAGCATATTGTTCCAAAATCAAGAGGAGGCACCAACAGAGTGTCAAATTTGACAATAGCTTGCCATGAGTGCAATCAAAAGAAAGGCAATATGACAGCAGAGGAGTTCGGATATGCTGATATACAAAAACAGGCAAAAAAGCCACTTAAAGATGCTGCTATGATGAATGCAACAAGATGGAAAACATACAATCTCTTAAAAGAAATATATCCTGTAGAATGTGGAACAGGTGCATTGACAAAGAAAAACCGTATAAACAGAAAACTGCTTAAAGAACACTATTATGACGCCTGTTGTGTAGGTAAAAGCACTCCAAAAGAACTGGCATTTAAAACTGACTATGTGCTTGAAATCCATGCAAAAGGCAAAGGAACAAGACAAAGAACATTGCTTAACAAATATGGTTTTCCAAGAGCATATTTGTTAAGGCAAAAAAAATATTTTAACTTTCAAAATGGTGATTATGTAAAAGCAAAAGTTCCAAAAGGCAAGTACAAAGGCGAATATACAGGATATGTTGCAGTGAGAAAAACAGGATATTTTGATATAAGAGATGTCAATGGTAAAAATATCGCACAAGGCATTTCATATCAGTATTGTCATATCATACAAAGATATGACGGATACAAATACGAAAGGAGGAAAAGGCACATTCCTCTCCACCCAA